CACTGCCAGTGCATCTCCCGTTTGTAACGCAACATACAAACGCGTTTCAAACAAGAAAGAGCCCCTGTCTCCGGTTTTAGCCGGTCGACAGAACTCAATCCCCGTGAACAACGGGGAGTGATCTGGGATCTCCCACTCAGGTCAGTTAGACCCCTTCATCCGTTTACACGGATGAAGCTTTCCGCAGCTTGATGTTGACGGCCACGGGACGTCCAGAACGTTCCAAGTGTTCTTCGTCGACGGATGGCATACCGCCGCGCTTAAGAAGAAACTTGAGCAAGGCACCAGGACCCTCAAGAGAATTCTTGGGGATTCTAGCGGAAACTACGTACCCCTTAACGAAAGGAGAATGTAGGTTCTTGTCCAACCCTTGGGCCTCATAACCCAAGAAGCTGTGACGACCAAGCACAGGGCTAGTCGACAAAACAACCGGAAAGTAACGAATCACTGACCGGATGTAATCGTCGAGCCATTGGCAGGTCTTCCAGTAACCAGCATAATACAACTGATTACGAAGAGAGACCATACTAATGACCCCTGTAGCGTCTGACCGTCGTGTAGGAAGCAAATGACGAACTCTGACAATACTAACGTCAGACCCGGCATAATACTCCCGACCGCAAGACTCACGGAACGAACCGTTCCAGAAAGACTTGCCACCGTTAACCCGAGCGCCAAAGGCGTTCAGGAAACGGACGACGGATTCCACATAGTCTACAGGTACGATAATATCGTCCCCGTAGATGCGCACCTTGTCTTTAAGAGTGTTTATCTCTCGAAGACTCAGAGGAGCGTTACGCGCATCTTCAACTCCGATCAGGACAATGGTAAGGAATACCATCGCCTCAAAGGGGAAGCAGAGCGCGGAACCCATAGACGCGAACTTGGCTAGGTGAATTACACCATGGCCAGGTACACGAGCTTTTTCAGAACGACACGCCTGAACGGCCTTATCCAAATGAGGCCAATTCTGGCACATCGTTCTGATGAGCTTGTTAGAGACACGGTCGGATGCTTCGCTCAAGTCGAGCGTCGCTAAGGTCCCGTTTTTAGACCCGTCAAGTGCCATGAGCTGATTAGGCTCTTGGTCCTTGAATCCGAGCATGTGGCACAGGTTGTTATCCTGTCCCAAACCATGCAGAATCTCAGGTAGAATTGCCTGCTGTGCATATTGCATAGCAGTTGGTTCTATCCCGATAATTCTGGGTGTCTTTAGCGTTTTAGGAACTGAGACAACCTTAACGGGTATCTCAGAACCGGGTTCGAGGATGTCGATCTCGTGTAACTGGTCATAGAAACGCCAGTTAGGAAGGAGAAACTCCCCAGCGGGGAGAATTTCTTCCAGACGAGCGGGCCATGTCCGCTGATTCCACTTTTGGTTTCCCAAGAGTCTGTCAGCGGTAACACCAGGCCCATGCTTTGGCGAGAGTTCGAGGTTGTAGATTTTATGGTCTACTTCCGAGAACACCTTGCTATAAAGCATGTCCGACATAGACTTAAATCTCTCCAGAAACTGA